TGGGAGCGTGTAAAGTATCAAAATTATTGATTTGACCAAACTGGAGGAATTTGATGACCGCGGGTCGTCCACGCAAACCTATTGAACAAAAGCGCAAAACAGGCCGAACTCCTACAACGGATTCAGGCGGACGCAAACTTCCTGATGTTCAAAAGATAACTGTCTTGCCGATGGCCGATGGTATTCCGACTCCTCCAATGGATCTTGGTCTCGAAGGCAGAGATCTTTGGGCAAAAGCTTGGGACCGAGCAATCACTTGGCTTTCTCCTGTAAGTGATTTAACACAAGTCCATCATGCGTGTCGAGTTGCAGATGATCTTAATTTGGCAAGAACAGTTTACAATACGACACGTGATTCACAAGACGGGCGGCTTGTGGTTGCATTGAGTAAATCTTTCCATGAGGCTCTTGCCTCGTTAGGATTTACACCTACATCTCGCTCGCAATTAGGCGTAGCGGAGGTTAAGCGTGTCACAGCTCTCGAACAACTTATTGCTACCAAACGAGCCAAGTAATTCTTGGCCTCCTAAGTGGCTTACACCTGTTTCTGAAGAAGATCAACTAAGAGGCGATGGTCCTGTCTTTAAGCAGTTTGCTGAAACAGTATGCCGCGTTACTAAAGACTCACTAGGCGGACAAGCAGGCGAGTTAATTCGTTTTCGCAGTTGGCAAGAGAACCTTCTCAACCATGCTTTAGCAAGAAAAGAAAACGGTAGATTTAAGCACCGCATTGCCTTAATTGGTATGGCACGTAAAAATGGCAAGTCTGCTCTTGGTGCTTCTGTCGGTTTAGCAGGTTTAACGCTAGGTGGACAAGGTTCTGAGATCTATTCATGCGCAGCAGATAGAGAACAAGCACGAATTGTGTTTGGCACTGCTAAGCGAATGGTTGAATTAGACGAAGAACTGTCTAAAATGTTTACTCTTTACCGCGATGCAATTGAATATAAAGATACAGGTTCTGTCTATAAAGTCCTCTCGGCAGAGGCTTACACAAAAGAAGGTCTCAATCCGTCACCTCTTGTGATCTTCGATGAAGTTCATGCGCAGCCAAATCGCGAACTTTGGGATGTAATGTCTCTTGCCGGAGGCGCAAGATCTGATTCTTTGCTGTTCGGTATTACTACGGCTGGCGTAAAAACTCAGACTGATGGCCAAGATTCTTTGTGCTATTCGCTCTACCAATATGGTCAGCAACTAGTCAAAGGTGAATTAGAAGATCCATCGTTTTTCTTTGCTTGGTGGGAACCAAAGAATGTCGAGGCAGATCATCGAGAACGATTCATGTGGGAAGAATCAAACCCAGGTTTTAACGACATTGTCGACTCTGAAGATTTTGAGTCTTCGGTGCTTAGAACACCAGAAGCAGAATTTCGAACTAAGCGAACTAACTGCTTTGTTTCAACAGCTACTGCTTGGCTCCCTACCGGAAGCTGGGACGCATTGGTTGACAAGGACAGAGTGCCAATGCAAGGTGAAGACGTCATTCTCGCATTCGATGGAGCCTTTTCTAACGACTCTACAGCACTAATTGCGTGGCTTGTAGGTTCTGAAAAACCACATTTAATGGTTGTAGGACTATGGGAAAGACCGCTTGATGCAGATCAAGCGTGGCATGTGCCTGTTGCAGAGGTTGAAAAGACTATCATAGACACTTGTAGAGACGGTAGATTTAACGTAAAAGAGATTGTTTTCGATCCTGCACGATGGAATAGAACCTTCATGGTACTAGATGAAGATGGTTTACCATGCGTTTCGTATCCAAACTCTGCTGAACGTATGGTTCCTGCAACACAAAAGTTTTATGAAGCTGTAGTCAATCAGTCATTTACCCATGATGGAGATGAACGTCTATCTCGACATGTGGCCAACTGCGTGACTAAGCAATCATCAAGAGGGGTAATGGTTGCTAAGGCTTCATCTAGAAGAAAAGTAGATGCTGCGGTTGCTTCTATCTTTGGTTATGACCGAGCAACACAACCTCCACAACCTAAAGAACCTGTTGCTAGGTATTTCTCGATACAAGTATGAGGAGCATCATGAAAAAACTTGACTTTGCTTTATTAACAGAATTGGCAGGAGTAATTCTTGTCGCCATCGGGGTCGCTATGTTCTCAGTTCCTCTTGCGCTAGTAACGGTAGGCGGATTTCTTATTTGGGCTACAGAAAAGGCTAATTAATGACCGCTGGTATCTACAATACAACCATAGATCAAGGTTCTGTGTGGTCAGTTGTACTCGTTTACACTGATTCTAACAACGTACCTGTGAATTTAACAGGCTATACAGCATCAATGCAGCTACGCCAGAACTATAATTCTACAACTGCAGACCTAACTTTGACTACAGCAAATGGTGGAATCACTATTGTTGGTGCTACAGGAACTATTACAATTAACGCAACAGCTACTCAAACAGGTTTGCTTGAATCAGGTTTTTATGTTTATGATCTTGAATTGACATCAGGTTCAAACATTTCTCGTTTAATCCAAGGTCAATTAACAGTTGCAGAGCAGGTGACACGATAATGGCAGCCAATAAAGTCACCATCAATGAAACTAATAACACAGTTGAGATCTCAGCGCCTGGTCCTCAAGGAGCACAAGGTCCAACTGGTCCTACTGGTTCTACTGGACCAACAGGTGTAACTGGTCCAACAGGTTCTACAGGACCAGTTGGTGCAACAGGACCAACAGGACCGACTGGAGATACAGGACCGACTGGACCAACAGGATCTACCGGGCCAATTGGAGCGACAGGACCAGTTGGAGCGACAGGTCCAACTGGATCTACAGGCCCAACAGGACCTCAAGGAATTCAAGGAGATACTGGATCAACTGGACCGACAGGACCAATCGGAGCAACAGGACCTACTGGTTTAACCGGTGCAACAGGATCTACAGGACCAACCGGACCTGTTGGTGCAACTGGACCTCAAGGTATTCAAGGCGTTCAAGGTATTCAAGGCGAGACAGGTTCAACTGGACCGCAAGGTGAAATAGGTGCAACAGGACCAACAGGTGCAACTGGAGCAGCATCAACAGTTCCAGGTCCTACAGGACCAACTGGACCTGCAGGTGCAACTGGACCTACTGGACCACAAGGAGATGCATCAACAATTCCTGGACCAACAGGTCCAACAGGTGCAACAGGACCTAGTGGAGCTCAAGGAATAGCAGGACCAACAGGTTCGACAGGACCGACCGGACCTACAGGACCAGCAGGAGCTGATGGCGGTTCTGCAAACTATTACGATTACACTGCAGATACTTCATTAACTACAGGAGATCCTGGTACTGGTCAACTTTTGTGGAACAATGCAACACAGATTTCTGCAACACAAATAAATATCAATCACATTAACGGCGATAACGTTGATGTAGATATATTCTTAAACTTAATTAAAGCAACCGATGGTTTAATTATTCAAGATAAAAATGTTTCTGGTAATTTTCAGAAATGGACAGTTTCTGGAACACCAGTTCAGCAAACTAATTATCTAGAAGTTCCAGTTACTTTTGTTTCATCTAGCGGAGTTGGCACAACTAACTTCTCAAATAATCATGCATTAATCTTGGCAATTATAACTACAGGAACAATTGGTCCTACTGGAGCAACCGGTCCTGCTGGTGCAACAGGATCTACAGGGCCAACCGGTCCAATTGGTGTAACAGGTCCAACAGGACCTCAAGGTGAAATTGGACCAACAGGATCTACTGGTCCAACTGGTCCAGCAGGAGCAACAGGTCCGCAAGGAGAAGTTGGTCCGACTGGTGCGACAGGTCCTCAAGGATCTACAGGACCTCAAGGTCCGACTGGTGCAACTGGTCCTCAAGGAATTCAAGGCATCCAAGGTGTTCAAGGAATCCAAGGTGAAACTGGATCTACCGGACCAACAGGTCCTTTAGGTCCTACCGGTCCGCAAGGAGACATCGGTCCTACTGGTCCTATCGGCGCAACAGGTCCACAAGGTATTCAAGGAAACGTCGGCGCAACCGGTCCTACTGGTCCGATCGGAGCAACTGGTCCTGAAGGACCAACAGGTCCAATTGGCGCGACAGGATCAACCGGTCCTCAAGGAGAAGTTGGTCCTAGTGGAGCAACTGGTCCATCTGGAGCGACAGGAGCAACTGGTCCAAGCGGATCGACAGGTCCGACAGGTGCAACAGGTCCACAAGGTGGAGACAATCCAGTTGTTGACTATATTGACGGCGGGGCAAACGCTTCTGGTATTACTGGAGACGTGATCTACAATGCGGGGTTGTCTAACGCAAACAGTTGGACTTATACAATCGACGCCGGTGCGTCAGTAACAACCTTCTAACAAAGAGAGAAAGAAGCCACTATGACAGCAAGACTCCAAAATCGCCGAGATACGGCAGCAAATTGGACATCTAATAATCCAACACTTGCGCAAGGTGAAATCGGTTATGAAACCGATACAACTAAGTTTAAGATTGGCGATGGCGCAACTGCGTGGAACTCTCTTGCTTATGCTTATGCCGCAGGAGCAAGTGGTCCTGCAGGTGCAACCGGTCCAACTGGTTCGACTGGTCCTACCGGTGCAACTGGTGTTTCTGGTCCTACAGGTGCTACCGGCGCAACTGGTCCAACTGGACCTACTGGATCCACAGGTCCGACTGGAGCAACAGGCCCAACAGGTCCTGGTCTTTTGGTTGGCTTCAGTCCACAAACTGGTAACTACACTCTTGCTGCTGGAGATCTAAATGAACTCGTCACAGTGAACGCAACTGCAACCATCACAGTGCCACCTTCAGTCTTTTCTGCTAACGACCAAATCCACGTTCAACAGACTGGAACAGGCCAACTTACATTTGCACAGGGTGCAGGCGTAACAATCACATCAACTGGTGCAACTGCTTCTGCTCCAAAAACAAGAGCTCAATATTCAGCTTGTACAGTGATCTGCACAGCTTCAAACACATTTACTATCGTGGGAGACATAGCCTAACATGCCAATCATCGGGATTGTAGCCTCAGCCATTACAGCAAATCTGGGACTGCGAGTTGATTACCTCGTTGTAGCTGGTGGTGGTGGCGGCGGTAGAGGAAATGGTGGCGGTGGCGGAGCAGGTGGCTACCGCTATTTTACAGCGCAAACTTTAAGTTTTAACACCTCTTATACAATTGCAGTGGGTGCGGGCGGTACTGGCGCAACAAGCAACGGTAGAGGAGTAAGCGGTACCAATTCATCGATATCAGGCAGCGGTTTTACGACTGTTTCCTCAACTGGCGGGGGTGCTGGCGGTGGCGGTACTTCACAAGGACCTTTAACAGGCGGTTCAGGTGGTGGCGGTGGTACGGCATCTGCTACAAACGGAGCAGCAGGTAATGCAGGTGGGTATACACCAGTAGAGGGGTATGCTGGTGGCAATGCTAACCAAACAGCGAATTATGGCGGTGGCGGTGGCGGTGGTGCGGGTGGAATTGGACAAAATACAACCACATCTAAAGCAGGTGATGGGGGAATTGCTGTTGCCAACTCAATAACTGGGACTTCTGTTTATTATGCTGGTGGTGGTGGAGCAACTGATGACATTAACAGCGCTGGATCAATAGGTCTAGGTGGTGGAACATCTACAACATCTCAAAAAGGTGGTGCTGGAGATGGCGGCATAGATACCGCTAGTGGTGGTAATGGTGTTGTTAATACGGGCGGTGGCGCTGGTGGTGGTAATGGTACATCAGGTGGTGGAAACAGTAACGGCGGTTTAGGCGGTTCAGGGGTTGTAATTGCTCGCTATTTAGGTGCACAACAAGCAACTGGAGGTACAGTAACTTCTGACGGTGGTTACACAATTCACACATTTACCTCTGACGGCGCACTTTATACAGGGTCTGCAAAAGCAACGGGTGGAACAATTACGTTTAGTGGTGGGTATTTCTACCATACATTTACATCTGATGGTACTTTTACTCCAACTGGAACTTTGTCTTGTGATGTTTTAATTGTTGCTGGTGGTGGAGCAGGTGGCGCTCGTCAAGCTGGCGGCGGTGGAGCAGGTGGCGTTTTCCATGCTACATCTCAATCAATTAGTTCTGTTCGATCAGTCACTGTTGGAGGCGGTGGAGCAGGAAGCTCCGACCAAAGCGCTGTAGGTGCTTCTGGTACAAACTCGATCTTTGGTTCACTAACACAAGGCATCGGTGGCGGCGGTGGCGGTGCTAACGGCTCAGGAAACTCTGTTGGTTCAGGTGGTTCAGGTGGCGGAGCAAACAACGGCTATGACATGCAAAATCGTTCAGGTGGTTCAGCAACTCAAAGTTCAACAGGTGGAACTGGTTATGGTAATGCTGGCGGTGGCAGTAGCAATAATGGTCCAGGCGGCGGCGGTGGTGCTGGTGCTGCTGGTGCTACTGGCAACAACCTTCCTGGTGTTGGCGGCAATGGAACTTCGGTCTTCTCTGCTTGGGGAGCAGCAACTGGAACAGGTCAAAATGTTTCTGGTACTCGTTATTATGCTGGCGGTGGCGGCGGTGGTGGTGGCGGTGGACAAACTGGCGCTGCTGGTGGTTTAGGCGGTGGCGGGCAAGGTGGTTCAAATAACGATACTTTTGGCGTTGCTGGCACAACAAACACAGGTGGCGGTGGCGGTTCAGGCACGGGCGGTTCAGATTCTATTTGGCGAGGATCTAATGGCGGTTCAGGTATAGTTATCGTACGATACGCAGTCTAACAAGGGGGAAAAATGAAAAAAGACAATGTAACTGAAATAAAAAAAACAAAACAAACTCAGTGCTTTTCGTATGAGGTTGTCATGCTAGTGCACATTATCGCAGATGATGAAACAACTGCTAAATCTCAATTAGATGAAAAAGGTGGCATTGTAACAAAACGCGACGTTAAACTAGTAAATACAGTAACACTTTATGGCGAAGAAAAAGGAGAATGATGGCACACTGGGCTAAGGTAGAAGACGGCATTGTTACTCAGGTCAATGTAGTTGAAGACGATTTCCTTCAGGCAAATCCTGATCGTTACACAGGTACTTGGATTAAAACTTCGTACAATACGATTGGCGATACACACACTTTGGGTGGCACACCACTACACAAGAACTACGCTGGCATTGGCTACTCTTGGGACGGCGTTGGTTTTGCCGCTCCTCAACCATTTGCTTCTTGGATTCTAAATCAAGACTCCTATCTTTGGGAAGCTCCAACACTAATGCCAACAGACGGCAAGTTGTACAACTGGGACGAGGATTCTCTTTCTTGGATTGAAATACCAACAGAATGAACAAGGTCGGGGGACCAATGAGATTTCACGTCGTATCTCTTCCACACACAAACACAACTAAAGACTTTACAAGCTGCGCATTCACCGAAAAGGTAAGGCGCTTCTGCATTATGATGACAGATCTCGGACATGAGGTCATTCTCTACGCCGGATCAGAAAATGAAGCACCTGTAACAGAATTAGTAACTTGTATTTCAGAAGATGAAAGACAAGCAGCAGTCGGTAACAATCACTATACTTCTGCTTCATTTGATACGACTTTACCGCATTGGCAAATCTTTAATAATAATGTCATTAAAGAAATGACCGATAGACTTAAACCAAAAGACTTTATTTGTCTTATTGGTGGATATGCTCACAAACCAATTGCAGATGCTTTTCCAGATCATATGTCGGTAGAGTTTGGCATTGGTTATGGTGGAACTTTTGCAAAATACCGCGTATTTGAGTCTTATGCATGGATGCATTCAATTTATGCAGCTTATAAGAATCCAACCACAGTTGATGGTGAATTCTTCGACGCTGTTATAAATGGTTATCTTGAACCTGAAATGTTCCCAAAAGGATCAGGATCAGGTGACTATTACTTCTATATTGGACGCATGATTGAGCGAAAAGGTTTTAGAATTGCTCAAGAAGTATGTGAACGATTAGGCAAAAGGTTAATTTTGGCAGGTCCAGGTGATGAAAGAGGCACCGGTTATGGAGAGTTCGTAGGCAATATTGGTGCTGAAGAACGAGCAGAACTAATGGGAAATGCCATTGCCTTGTTTGCCCCTACTACTTATATTGAACCATTTGGAAATATAGTAGTAGAAGCTCAGACTTGTGGAACTCCAACAATCACAACTGACTGGGGAGCTTTTACAGAAACCAATATTCACGGAATTACTGGTTTTAGATGTAGATCTCTCGCAGACTTTATTAAAGCTGCAGAAGATGTAAAAGATCTTGACAGAGATTTTATTAGAAAGCAAGCAATAGAAAAATACTCACTTAAAGCAATTGCACCTAAGTATCAAGATTACTTTGAAAAGTTGTTAACCCTTTGGGAAGACGGCTGGTATCAACTAAGCACAGAAAAGGCAGATAAATGAGTCTATCGAATAGACTGCGCAAAGCAGGAGAAAAAAGGTCAAACAATCAGTACCTTGAACCATTTTTACCTGGCCGCGCTCTATATGCAACTCCAGCTGGAGTAGATGTAAACTCCGATACTGCAATTCGCATGTCAACTGTTTATGCTTGCGTCCGACTATTAGGTGACACTATTAGTTCTCTTCCATTATCTGCTTATGTCCGTCGTGGTCGTTCTAGAATAAATTACGCATCAGTATACGGTGAATTACCTGCATGGATTAACAAACCAAATCCTGACTCAACTCGCTTAGAGTTCTATGAGCAAGTGATTTCATCTCTAAATCTTCATGGCAATGCATTCATTTTAACCGTACGTGACGATCTGGGCGACGTTCAAGAGCTTTACTGCATAAACCCACTCCAAGTTCGTATTCATCGTCCTGATCCAATGGGTGAGATTGAGTACATAGTTACTATTGGTCAAAACGCACAAGATCCAGTAAATCAGTTTTATGACAATGCACAACCGTTTGATCCAATGTCAGTAAAAACAATGGTTCTAACAAAGAATGAAATGCTACACATTCCTATGTTTAGACTACCTGGACAATTACTTGGACTTGGCCCGATTGCAGCAGCTCGTATTACTTTAGGTTCTGCTATGGCTGCAGAAGTTTATGCAGCAAGTTACTTTGGAAATGCAGCAAATCCTGGTGGAGTTATTGAATCTCCAGGAGAAATGACTGAAGAACAAGCTGCTGATATTGCCCGTAACTGGAACATGTCACACACAGGACCTTATCGTGCAGGAAAACTTGGCATTTTAACTAGCGGTGCAACATTTAAGCCACTTACCCTCAATGCTGCAGATGCACAACTTCTTGAAGTACGTCGATTTGGTGTAGAAGAAATTGCTAGACTATTTCGCGTACCTGTATCTTTACTTGGTCACCCTGTTGCAGGCGCAATGTCATTTGCATCTGTTGAAGCTCAGAACTTGTCGTTTGTGCAACACTCTTTAAGACCTTTGCTTGAAAGACTAGAACAAGCATTATCACCACTATTACCTGAATCAGATGGGTTTATTAAGTTTAATCTAGATGCTTTATTACGTGGAACAACACTAGAACGTTATGATGCATATACAAAAGGTCTACGTGAAGGCTTCCTAAGTCTAAACGATGTCCGTTATGTAGAAGATCTAGCACCTCTTGGAGAATCTGGAGATCAATACCGAGTTCCATTGCAAAATATTGATGCAGCGGACGCAAAAGATGTTGGTCTAAACCTTCGTGCTGATATTGCAGCCAAGTTAATTCAAGTAGGTTTTGATCCAAAATCAGTAATTGATGCTGTTGGTTTACCTGAAATGAATCACACAGGTTTGCCTTCAAATCAATTGCAACCAATTTCAACAATAGATCCAACGGATCCTAAAGCAGCATACGAGGTGGAGTAGTGTTGAATGAAGAGAAAGACTCAAGGAGCAAAATGAAAAAAATCGAACGACGCACATATACTGTGCAAGATGTTGAAACTCGGGCAGATGACGATGGAAAGCTACGCTTGTCAGGATATGCAGCAAAGTTTGATAGTCCTAGCGTCCCTCTACCATTCATCGAAACAATCGCTCAAGGTGCATTTAGAAAAACATTAACAGAAATACCTGATGTCCGATTACTAGTTAATCATGAAGGACTTCCATTAGCTCGTACTAAAAACGGTACAATGACGCTAACTGAAGATGACATTGGATTAAGATTTGATGCTGAATTAGCAGATACTCAAGAAGCAAGAGATCTACATGCTCTTATTGCTAGAGGCGATGTCGATCAGATGAGTTTCGCTTTCCGCGTAATTCGACAGAAGTGGAATGAAGATCGCACAATGCGCACATTGACAGAAGTATCATTGGCTGATGGTGATGTTTCAGTAGTTACTTATCCAGCTTATCCAGCCACTTCAGTCGAGGCTCGTGAGCATCTAAAAAATGCTATTACAGCTGTCAAAGAAGGAAGAGAAGTATCTGGAGATTCTTTGCTAGTCTTAAAAAGCATTTTTGAAGATCTAAGTGAAGGTCATGACTATGTAATGAAGTCGGTAGAACTAATGGCTCAGTTACTAGGAAATCAAGAAGTTGAAATTGAAGATGAGATGGAAGATTCTACTTACATGGAAGATGAAGAAGATAAAAACCTTGTAGAAGAAGTTTCTGTACCAAGATCTATATCTCTTCGTTTAGCAAAAGCAATAGTAAATAACACAAAATAATATTCTGTTAGCAAATAGTTAACAGATACCGAAGTCGGAGCGAGACTCACACCCGAAAAGCGCCGTGATGCTTATCGCCACCACCTCGATTAAACTCATAAGGAGCAGAATACAATGTCATACCTTGACAAAGTAATCGAGCGCCGTGATGCAGTTAAGGCAGAAATGGATGCAGTTCTTGAAGCAGTTGCTGAAGAGAACCGTACCGACCTTACTGCAGAGGAGACCGAGAAGGTTGACGCTCTTGTAGAAGAGTCACGTTCACTCGATACAAAAATCGAAAAGCTGAAGACACAGGCTGATGCAGACGCTAAAGCTGCAGAAATCCGTTCAGCAGTTGCACCAGTTGCAACACCAGTAGGTGGCGCTCGCGTTATCTCTGAAGCTCGTACATACACACCTGAAGCAGAAGCATCATTCGTGAAGGATGCGTACAACGCACAATTCAAGAACGATTTTGCTGCACAGGAGCGTCTAGCACGCCACATGCGTGAAGAAAAAGTTGAAAACCGCGCAGTTGCCACTGGCAACTTTGATGGTCTTGTGGTACCACAGTACCTAACAGATCTAGCTGCACCATATGCACGTGCTGGCCGTCCATTCTTGGATGCTGCTACAAACAAGCATGCGCTACCTGCAAGCGGAATGACACTTAACATCAGCCGCATGACGACAGGTACAACAACTGCAATCCAAGCAACAGAAAACGCAACAGTGTCAAACACTGATGCTGATGACACACTATTGACCATCAATGTGCGTACAGTTGCAGGACAGCAGGACATTTCACGCCAAGCAATCGAGCGCGGTACAGGAATTGATTCATTCATTCTTGCTGACTTGATCCGTTCATGGCACACAACACTTGACAACCAGTGCATCAACGGTGCTGG